TTAGTAGTCCAGTCGATAAGTGGCATTGCGCTTGGGTTCCCCCAAGATTTTTGAGTGCATTCGCTTGGAGCATATTCTACTGATGAATCGATTGCATTGATAAATTTAGTAGACGTAAACATTTTTTTATACGGATACGTTTTACCCTCGACTAAAACTTCAGCCCATTCACACTCATAACCGACACCATAGTCAAGCACAATTAAGCGAGTACCATTCGACATCATATCGATAATCTCACCTTTAATGTGGTTGTCCTCGCTTGCCAGATTAGAACTAGCCAGATATGCCGGTGCATCTCTCAGCGCAAGGCGAGAATTAACAGAGACTACGTGGGTTGCTTCTACTGGAAGAACAGGATAGTGTTCCATTGTTCCTGACATATTAATTTACCTTATTATGACGACTGTTTATATATTTTGAACCTGCTTTAGTTAAGTAGGTTTTTTTACATAATTTTAAGTTTGCTTTGTGTTTTGCCAAGTCTAGCTTACAAGTCGCAGCCAACTTTGCAACAGTTGACATACCAGAGGCAAGAACCGTTGGGGAGAAGAGCGTCATTCCAAGAATTGGCACCAAATGAACGTGGCTTGTAAGCGCAATATTAAACTGAATCTGTTGCATTAAAAAACTGTCCACAATCCCATTCAATTTATCCATATGAAAAAGAACCCTCTCCATACATCCCACAAGATTATCACCAACAGGAATCGGCTGAAGTTTAGAATCGTCGTTTCCAGCTATTAAATCGATTCCCGTTGTATCTCCAACAACCGCACCTTGAGAGTTTTTTTCATCCGTTCTTGTTACGAGCTTGATTCCCTCTCTTGCAACAACACGAATAGCATCAGCTTTAATACCAATAGCGGATTTTGCCTTACTATTGCCCACCGTTCCGTCAACAAGTTTAAAGTTGTCATCAACATCTGTCTTTTGACTAACATAAATTCTTGCAGCATCAACTTCAAAGTTGGGGTCAGCGTGTACAATATTGCCTTGTTCATCTTCTGATTTTGGAGCCCAAGCCATTCGCCCGACGCAAATATCAACCATAGAGGATTGGGTATCACCCTTCCCTCCGTAGCCGCTTAATCGGGAAGCCGGTCTATCTCTTCCTAAAACAATATAGGAGTTATTTTGACCCTGCATAACTGTTTCACAAGGTGCTTCAACATATGTGGGTGCAGGCTCGGGTAGGGGGTCGCCGCCGACACCTCTCTTACCTAATTTAAAACTTGGAGAAGAGTTGTTAAACAATTCCTGATTTCTTGAAAAATAGCCTTTTAAATCTACGGCTTTTTTTGATGATGCCATTTTATAACTCCTTAATATACTACATTTTTATAATACAAGTCAAGTTCTTTTTATTTTTAA